AATTAAACATTCATCTGGCAATTGTTACAAATCAAAGAAACTCTGCATTAGACGAGATTGTTTGTCTTGCTGCAAAAATACACATGCTTGAAAAGCAGTTAAATTCTTATTCTATCGACTGCAAACAAACAAAGGCCCAGCCATGATCAACAAAAACTACTCGGCGGGTTTTTTATTGCCCACGCCAACCAGTTGCAGTTTACACGTTAACATGCTATAAGTCGGATTAAGTTTACATGTTAGGATTTCCATGATTCCGATGCCGGAACAACAAGGCGCTAGTGACATCGAATCCCTTGCTGAAAGGCTGATTGAGGGAGAGTTGTCGCCTGACGTACTGATGGCGGAACTGACCGGCATGCGCGAGCAGCAAGAGCTGGAGACTGAAGCGAAGCTGGACGAGATCGGGCAGCGCCTGCAACTGCTTGCTGAAGAAGAAGTACGCAACCGGAACGGCGTCGAGCGAGAGTGGATTGACAACATTCGGGTGTACGAAGGCAAGTACACAGATGAGCAGCGTGCCAAGTTCAAGGGTCGTGGTCGCAGTGAGGCGTTCGCCAATCTGATTCGCGTCAAGTGCGATTTTGCCGTGGCTCGCATGAGCGAGATGGTAGCGCCTACGGACGACCGCAACTGGGATTTCAGCCCAACGCCTGATCCGGAACTGGTTAGCGCAATGCGCGTTGACGACGTTGAGGCCGAGCCTACTCAGGAGCAGCAGGACGCGCAGGCGATCATGCAGGAGGCCAGCGACAAGGCGGCCAAAATGCGCAAGTACATGGACGATCAGCTGCAGGAGTGCGACTACAACGCGCAGTTGCGACTGGTTATTCGTGACGCCGTGCGGCTGGGTACCGGCGTGTTGAAAGGCCCGGCAGTGCTGGGGCGTACCAAGTCTGCTTGGCGTAAGGACGCGCAGACCGGCATCTCGGTGTACGTCGAGGAAGAAGACTTGGCGCCGATTGGCGCATGGGTTGACCCGTGGGACTTTTTCCCTGAGTTCGCGGCAGCCTCGGTCAGTCAGGCGGAGTACGTCTTCGAGCGGCACCGCTGCAACCGCAAGTATTTGCGCAAGCTGGCACGTCAACCGGGCTTCAGCGCCAAACGATTGAACGAAGTGCTTGAGGGGCACACCCGCAGCTACTGGCTGGGGCAGGTGTCGCAGGTGCGCGGCAGCCTCATCAGTACACCATACAAGGAAGGACAGTACGAGCTGTGGGAGTATCACGGCCCGCTGAAGGCTGAAGAAGCCCGGCTGATGGGTATTGACGTTCCGGAAGGTGACAACATTACCGAAGTCATGGCGACGGTGTTTTTCGTCGAGGGCAAAGTGGTCAAGGCCAGCCTGAACATCCAGCCGGATGAGGCGATGACCTACTACACCTACACATGGCGCAAGCGTGACGGGTGCATCTTCGGCTATGGACTGCCGCAAGATGGCATGGACTCGCAGGAAGCGGCCAACTCGGCATGGCGTATGGTGCTGGACAACGCGGCGATGTCCGCGATTCCGCAGGTAGTAATCAATAGCCGACTGCTGCGCCCAGTGGATAAGAACTACGCCATGTATCCGGGCAAGCAGTGGGAGCTGACTGAGCCGAACAAGACCGTCAACGACGCTTTCGGCACCTTCGCAGTGCCGGCCAACACCCAGCAGCTGATGCAGATTTTCACGTTTGCCCGCGAGCTGCTGGACTACGAAACCGGTATCAGCATGCTGACCCAAGGGCAGCAAGGCCCGAACGTCACCAAGACTGCACTGGGCATGTCGATGCTGATGAACTCGGCCAGCGCCATGTTGCGCCAGAAGGTCAAGGAGTTCGACGACGAAGTTACCGGGCCGTTCATCCGCAATCTGTACAACTGGAACATGAAGTTCAACCCTGATGAATACGCCAAGGGTGACTACACCATTGTTCCGCTGGGTTCGAGTTCCCTGCTGGTGCGCGAGCAGCAGACACAGGGTTTGATGCAGATGATGCAGATGGCCCAGCTGCCGATGCTGGCGCCGTGGGTGAAGTGGGACGAGCTGTTCCGCGCCGCTGTACAGAGCATGAGCATCAACGGTGACCGCTTCGTCAAGACCAAGGACGAGTACGCGAAGGATATGCAGCAGCAGGCCAAGCAAGGGCCACCTCCGCCGACGTACGCAGAGCAGGTAGCGATGGGCAAACTGCAGCTGCAGCAACAGCAGATGGCCCTCGATGCGCAGATCAAGGAGCAGGAAATCGCGCTGGCACAGATGGACGCCGAAATCGAACGATTCAAGGCTGAAGTTGATTTGCAGGACAGCCAGAACGACTTGCTGCGCCAGCGCCAGATCATGCAGGGTGACCTGCTTCGCTTGCAGAACGAACGCGACATGATGCTGATGAAGCTGTCTGCCGACCAGAATGCCAGATCGGAGGAAGTGCAGGCGCGCTTTGGGCTGCAGCAGATGGATCATGCCTTTGACCAGCGCATGTTTACTGCCGAGGCGATCCTGAAGGCACGTACCGGGAGCGGTGTATGAGCGTAATCCACGTCACCGATCTGCAGCAGGCGATCGCAAAGCTGCGTGAGGATGCGATTAACCGGTTAGTTTCCGCGTTGAACCACGATTACAGCATGCAACTACGCGGCGAAATCCGCGCGTATGACGAAGTTGTTTACAAGTTAATAGAAGAACCTCGACAAGAAGCCGAGAGACAATCCCTGAACGGAGCAAACGATGACTAACCAGACCGATGACGATTTCGAGAAAGCGTTTAACGAGTTCAGCGCGAAGCGCGAGGGCGGCGATGATCCGGCCCCTGCGCCAGAAGCTGCGCCCGAAGAACCTAACACGTTAGCTAGCACCGAGCCGGCAGCTGCCGCCGCTGAATCTGCGCCGCAAGTGCAAGAACCGGACGAACTCGCCAAGATCAAAGCCGAGCTGGAAGCCGAACGCGAGAAGCTGCGCCGTGCCACCGGGTCAATCTCCGGGTATGAGCGCCACTTGCAGACTGAGCGTGCGGAGCGTGCCAAGCTGGAGCAAGCACTTGCGCAGTTAACAAGTAAACCTGACACTCAGGAGCAGCAAGACGCCAACGATGAGTCGCTTGCGTACCTGAAAGAGAACTTCCCAGAGCTGAGTACTGCGCTGGAGAAGGTCATTGAAACGAAGTTGAAGGGTCTTGACCAGCGTTTTACGCAGGTTGACGCCCGTATTAGTGAGGCCGTGGCGCCAATTGCGCAGAAGTTCGAGGCTGAAAGCACCGCCCGAGAGCTGGACACGTTGGGGAAAGCGCACCCTGACTGGCAGCAGGTGGTCAATTCGCAGGACTTTGGCGGGTGGCTCGCAGGTCAGCCGGCTCCGGTACAGAGTTTGATGGATAGCCCCATCGCATCCGATGCGGTCTGGCTCCTGAACCAGTACAAGAACGGCAAAAACGTAGCGCAGCAACCGCTAGCGGACGTGCAGGCGGAGGTTCAAGCCCGCCGTCAGAAAGAGTTGTCGCAGGCAGCAGGGGTACCAGTGCGTAGCGCGGGCCGCCCGGTTGTAGCCAGCGATGGCGATGGTTCGTTTGAAAGCAGCTTCGACTTTTACTCGCGTCAACGCGAAGCCCGAAGCGCAAACCGGAGATAAGTAAATGGCAACCACAAGTTATGGTTCGATTTCGCAGCGTACCGCTGCATGGGCAGCCGATGAGATGCTGGCACACGCCATGCCAATCGAGCTGCTGGGTGGTATGGGTCAGCAAAAACCCATTCCGAAGAATACCGCAGACAACGCCAAGTTCCGCCGTCCGATTCCGTTCCCGGCTGCACTGGCCCCGCTGACCGAAGGTGTTACTCCGCCGTCGAAAGCCATGCAGTACCAAGACGTTTCGGTTCAGCTGCAGCAGTATGGTGATATTGTCGAGATCACCGACAAAGTGCAGGACATGGCCGAAGACCCGGTGCTGAAAGATGCGACCGGCCTGATCGGTGAGCAAGTAGCAGAAACCAAGGAATCGCTGATCTGGGGTACCTTGCGTGGCGGCACCTCGGTGTACTACACCAACGGTTCGGCACGTAGCGCGGTGAACACCGCGATCACACTCAATGCGATCCGCGCCGCTGTTCGCTTCCTGAAGTCGCAACGTGCGCAGACCATCACCCAGAAGATCAGCGCGTCTACTTCGTATGCAACTGCACCGGTAGCCCCGGCGTATGTAGCGGTCGGTCACACCGACATCGAAGCCGACTTGCGTGCGATTTCGCAGTTCGTTCCGGTAGAAAACTACGCCTCGCAAGGTGGCGTGCTACCCTACGAAGTGGGCAAGATTGAAGGCGTGCGTTTCTGCCTGTCGCCGCTGCTGACCCCGTTCACTGATGCCGGCGGTAACCCCGGTGGCACCATGAAGTACACCTCGAACGCCGGCGCGGCTGACGTATATCCGATCCTGATTTTTGGCAAGGACGCTTTCGGCCAGACCATGTTGCGCGGCGCGAACGCGGTTACCCCGATGGTACTGAATCCGGGCGAGCCTCGCGGCGGTGACCCGCTGGGCCAGCGCGGTACTGTTGGCTGGAAGACCTACTTCGCTGCGGTTCGCCTGAACGAAAGCTGGATGGTCCGTATCGAAGCTGCGGTAACCAAGCTGCCGTAAACCTAACATGTTAGCAATGCCGGGGTAAGAACCCCGGCTAACAAGGAGATTGAAATGGCTTCTACCACTGATTTTAACCTGCAGTCGCTGCGCGAAGCGATTAGCAACCAGCTGCTCGGTACTGCGGCACTGGCTATCGGCTCGACAGCCGCCAACATTGCCAACGGTGCATGCGCGTACAAGAACGACGGCGTCTTCAAGTCGCTCAGTTCCAACGCTGTGGGCACGGCACCAGCCCTGCCTACCGGCTGGGCGCCGGGGTATTACGTGCAACCGGCGAGTACTACGACCTATTACACGGTCGGGATCACTGCCGGCGGCACCATCTACGTGTTCCAAGGCGACTATGTAGGTCGCACGTACACGGACGATACTGGCATTCCGCGCGCTGTCACCGTGGCAAATATGCCGGCCCTTCCGACAGGCTACTACAACCGTGGCACCACCACCGTTTCTGGCGTAGCCCCCGGCGGCTGGGTACCGCTGACGCTGACCCTGCTGGGCGTGATGAAAGTTGTTACCAGCGGCGCAACATACACACCGGGTACCACCGCGCTGACCGGTATCGCTACGTTTACCCAGTGCGATCAGCTGCCTAGCACCCTGCCGTAACCAGTAGTACAACGACAGCCCCTTCGGGGGCTGCGTGCACCCTAAACAACAAGGAACAAGACAATGGCGAACGACAACAGCGTAGATGGAATTGAAAATGCAGCGGTGCTGGATGCCCCGGAGAAGTCCGTGCGCAAGGCAAAAGCAAAAGCTGACGGCGAGAAGACGTACAAAATCAAGATCAACACCGATCCTAACGACCCACGCCCGGTACAGGTGGCTGTTCAAGGCGTGCAGTACGTAGTTGAGCGCGGCGTTGAAGTGGAAGTACCGGAGCGTATCGTCGAAGTATTGCGCAATGCCGTAGAAATCCGCTACCGCCGCGAGAAAGACAACACGTTAGTGCCGTATGAGCACCCTTCCTACAGTTTCTCCATCCTCGGATGACTGGGAAGTAACGATACCGGACGACGATAGCGATGTTATTGTCGTCCTAAGTTTACGTGTTAGCCTGCCACAAGAAAGCAGTGTAGAATTTACACGTAAACAGGACATGGAGAGCAGTAATGGCGATAACGGCAGCAGTGTGCAATAGCTACAAACAGGAAATTTTGCAGGGTACTCACGCCAGCGCGGATACGTACATGATCGCGCTTTACACAAGCACGGCTACGCTCGACGCGACCACAACCGCGTACACCGCCACTAACGAGGTCAGCGGTACGGGGTACACAGCGGGCGGTAAGGCGCTATCTGGCTTCACGGTCAGTGGCTCTGGTTCCACCGCTTGGCTGGATTTTACTACTGACCCAACTTGGCCGACCGCGACTATCACCGCACGCGGGGCGCTGATCTACAACAGCTCAAAAACCAACAAAGCAGTGGCCGTATTAAACTTTGGTTCTGACGTAACCAGTACGGCGAGCACGTTTACCGTGACATTCCCGACTGCGGACGCTGCTAACGCCCTGCTGCGGATTTCGTAACATGCTGGGATACGGCATCAAGGAAACAACCAGCACCACCGGCACTGGAACGCTGACGCTTGCGGCTGTGACGGGCTTCCCGCGTTTTGCCAGCGTGTTTTCTGTTGGCGAGTTGGTTATGTATTCGATCCTCGACGGCAGCGGCCATCCAATCGAAACGGGCATCGGCACTGTTGGCGCCAGCAATACGCTTGCGCGTAGCCGCGTCACCGCGACCTATTCGTCGGGCACTTACAACGACGTTAATCCGACAGCGGTTTCGCTGACCGGCACCAGTACTGTGATCTGTACGGGCATCCCGAGTGGGTTTGCCACTACGATGCCCGGAATCAACGCCACGCAGACGTATAGCGGCAGCGCGGCGCAGCGTGTACTGATGGACTCGCGCCTTAATTTCGGCTCGACTGGCAACGTTACATTGTCGGCCAACGCGCTATATATGGTGCCGTTTTATCTGGCGACAGAGTGTGTTGCCACAGGGATTGCCGCACGGATTGTGTCCGGCGTGGCGGGCAAGTCGATGCGTGCCGGCCTGTACCGGCTGGATGCCAACGCATCGCCCGCGTTGCTGGTGGACGAAACCGGGTCGATATCGGTGGCCACCAGCGGCGTCAACTGGTCTGGATCGTTCGCGGCCAATCACAAGCTCGCGCCAGGCTGGTACTGCATTGCGGTTGTCTCGGACGGTGCGCCTGCCATCGGATCGGTTGCCAGTCACATACTGGTGTCACCGGTGGGCATCCTCTCAACCAATAGCGTGCTGACGCCGTCCAGCTACAACTACGGATCACACGCCTACGGTGCGCTGCCGGCCACACCGCCAACGGCAGTCACTGCCGGCTCTACACAGCATCCGGCGGTTGGACTGACTATCGTGTAAGGGGCAAACATGCTGACAATTTACAACTGGCCCGGCCTGATGGACGCGATCAACGCAGCCGGCTATCGCGTGGATCAGCGCGATAACACGCTGATTGGCGTAAAAACCAGCGACGGCACGACTGGCGTGGCGGTGGATAGCGCCATCGCGGCAGTCGTCAGCGGCTATCCGGTCAGCGCTGCGGCGGATGTGGTGTGCCAGCAGATCGAGGCGCTTGCGACGGCCAAACGCAACACAGTTATTGCACCGTACTCGCCGGGGGAAATGGCCGCATGGCCGATAAAACGTACCGAGGCGCTAGTGTACCAAGCCAGCGGCAACCCGACAGACGCGCCGAACCTAAACGCCGAGGCACAGGCTAGAGGTATCGCGCTGGCAGCACTGGTCAGCAAAGTGCTGAACGACGCCTCGCGTTTCTCCGCAATAGAGGCAGCTATCGCTGGCGCAAGTGGGCGGCATCGTGATGCTGTGCGCGCATTGACGACGCATGAGCAGGTGATGGCTTACGACTACACCACCGGCTGGCCGCTGTGAGCCTGGGGCTTTATCCGCTTGGTCTGGCGCCGATTGGCGCCGGCATTCAGGCGTCTGCGCCCGGCAGCGTGTCTGGATCGCTGGCTGCAGTCGATTCGCAGGATGCGGCGTCATTTACCGGTGCGCTGATATTTTCCGGCTCACTGTCTGCAACTGATTCGCCAGATGCTGCCACGTTTTCCGGCACGGCTTACGCGCCAGGAGTGAGCGGCACGTTTGCGGCAACGGACAGCGCCGACGCGGCGGCATTCGCCGGAACAGCTTACGCACCAGGCGTCAGCGGGACGTTGGCTGCAACGGATGGCGCCGACTCTGCTGCTTTCACAGGGGCGCTGTCATTCGTCGGGGCGCTGGCTGCGGTTGAGGTTCAGGATTCATCGACAGTCGCTGGCGCGTTCGGGCCGTCCGGGTCGCTCGTCGCAACGGATCAGCCAGACTCGGTCACGTTTGCCGGCAGTCACGCCAGCGGCGCAGCTGGATCGATGGCGGCATCGGATCAATCTGATGTTGCCGTATTCGCGGGCGTCGTCGATAACGGCGGGCTATCGATTGTCGTGGATCATGGCCGTGTGCTGGTTGTGCCGCGTCAGTCGCGGGCGCTGGCCGTATCTGCCGAGTCTCGCGTGCTCACAATTCAGGGGGAGTAGATGGACGGATTTACAACGCTCGGCACCGAAGTGCCGTGGATTCGCAAGCGGCCCGGCGAGGTACTGGACTACATCGCCGACTTGAGCGACTGGCTCGGCCCCGGCGAAACGCTGGCCAGCGTCACGGCGGTAGCCGACATCGGCTTGACTGTGCTCAGCAGCCCGGCCCCAGCCGTCAACGCATCGCCGCTGACCGTGACGCTGGCGGATGGGTCCGAAAAAACCATCGCCACCGGCGAAGTCGCCGTCATCTGGCTGTCCGGCGGCACGGCTGGCAGTCGCTATGATGTGACGCTTACCTGCCCGGTGGCCAACAGTCCGAGAGTGGTGCAGCGGACGTTTCAGGTGAGAGTGGTGGAGTAATCAGGCGTATTCAATCACCACCGCCTGGCCCCGCACCAGCAGCGCCGACCGCACCCGGGCCAGCAGCGCAGCGTGAGCCG